CCATACGGCAGCTATCCTTTGGAATGCGTCGGCTTGGGCGTGGACAGAAGAACAAATCAAGAACGGTAAACTCCCGAAGGAACTGGACGATATAACATATAGAAGTGAATAACAATGAAACAACTAGTGTTCCTACCTACATCTCTTTGTGCAGCGGATACGACGGAATCGGAATCGGACTTAAAAGAGCTATTCCAAACTTGCGAACTATCGCTCACTGTGAGATCGAAGCCTATGCAGTTGCCAACCTTATTGCGAAAATGGAAGCGGGACTATTGGATGCGTGTCCTGTGTTCACGGATCTCAAGCAGTTTCCGTATCGAGAACTACGTGACAAAGTTACCATCCTCAGTGCAGGGTTCCCTTGTCAACCATTCAGTAGTGCAGGGAAACGACAAGCAACAGAAGACCCACGACACTTGTGGCCTTGGATCGCAGATGGAGTTACAGTTATGCGACCACGATATGTCTTCCTCGAAAATGTTGAAGGAATCATCTCAGCTAAAACAGGGGACGGAGAATCAGTACTTAAATATGTCCTCGGAGACTTGGAAGAAAGAGGTTACTCGTGTACGTGGGGAGTATTCTCAGCGTCTGAAGTCGGTGCGCCACACCAAAGAAAACGAGTCTTCATCTTGGCCGACGCCACGAACCGGAGGGGGGAGTCGCCCGAATGGCAAGGGTGGGAAAGTTTTGAACGAAGAAGTAAAGATAGCGGAAAAGATTTGGGAGCGGGGAGACATGAATCGGAAACAGAACTGGGCAACACCTCAAGCGAGCGATCATGTGGAGGGTGCGAGGACAGCGACCGAATCAAATCAGAAATGCTTGGGTCGGGACTTGGCAAGACTAGATACCCCTCAAGACCCGGTCAGCAACAGTACGAGTGGGAAGAACCAAGGGTCACCGAAGCTCAATCCTGCGTGGGTCTGTCAACTAATAGGACTACCTTCAGGGTGGACGAACTTAGGCTGTTGGGCAACGGAGTAGTACCAGACACCTGCGAACTAGCATTCAAAACATTAATACAACAATTATGAACGATAGCGAAGCATTAAGGGTGGACGGTTTCAATGACTGTATAATAGGTACAGACTACAAGAAGCTAAGGGTTGTGTATTCTATAGAACGTATGTTAGCTATACTTATGGAGAGAGACGGTATGAGTATGGAAGAAGCTATAGAGTATTTTGACTTTAACATAGGAGGTGCGTATATGGGAGAGATGACTCCTGTGTACGTATGGACTGAAGATAATATGCCGTTATGAACCAAGAAGACATAGTACTCCCTGCTTTAACGCAAGACCTCATCAATAAACTTGACAAACTGTTCCCCGATAAATGTCCTCTCTTGACAGACGAAGACAGAGTGATATGGTATAAGTCAGGACAGCGTAGTGTAATCAATTACCTACAACAGACTTACGACGAACAACTTCAACAAGATATAGTAACTAAACAAGTAGAGTAATACCATGTGCTTTTCACAGCCCGACATACCGCCGCCTCCTCCGCCTCCAGCACCGCCGCCTCCTCCGCTACCTACCGCAGAGAAAGCAGTTTCTAAGAGAGCGACGCAACCTACTAAGCGTCGTAGAGGAACAGCACAGTTGACTAGTCGTCGTCCTACTTTAAGTATGGGTGGAGGACAAGTAGGTACAGGCGTTCAACTTTCACAGTAAATAAACAAAGTATATAAATAAATATGAGCCTTCGCACACTTGATAAAAAGACTTTACTCTCAGCTGGCACTGCGTCAGGAGCGGGTAACGGTTTCTCGGTTGAGCGTTCTAAGGGATGGACGTTCTTAATAGCAACCACAGTAGCAGGTACTGCAACAGTAGACATCGAAGCCTACTTCAGTGAGTCCTCAGCTTGGCACGTTATTCACAGTCAATCTGTTACAACGGACGGATCAATTATGATTCGTGACGACCACGGACACTACGAAAAGATTAGAGCTAACATCAGTGCTTACACATCTGGTACTCACAGTGTCTACGCTTCCGGTACTGTTGACTCTCTATAACATCTATGTCGTTAATACTCACACCGTCGCTTGAAAAACCTAGCAACATTATCGCTTTGCCCGGCAACTTCATACGACCTGCATTTGAAAAGCTCTACGGATTTGACGCACCACAAGAAGAAGAAGTCATTGACGGAGCGATCTTTACAGAAGCAAGTGAACCATTGACAACTGAACTCAATGAAATATTATTATTTGAACCCGCTTAATACTCATGGCCAATAAAAAAATAACAGAGCTGACCGAAGAGACCAGTCCCGTAGGAGCTGATTTACTTCCGTTGGTAGACGATGTATCTGGTACGCCCACCACAAAGAAGGTAACCGTTACCAACTTAATGACCCTCGCTCCCGTTCAGACGGCAGACATTAGTGGGTTAGCTACACAAGTTTCTTTAGGTAATCACGAAGCATTAACATCTAGCGTACACGGCATCTCAGCATTCGGTGCTACTCTGGTAGACGACGCAGACGCATCCGCTGCTCGCACTACTCTGGGTCTAGGAACAGCAGCAACATCCGCAAGTACAGACTTCAGTTCTGCTTTTTACAACATAGAAACGAAGACTGCTGATTATACTTTAACGAACTCCGATAACGGAAAGTTAATATACTGCAACGCTACGACTCTTATTGATATAACAGTACCTAGCGGTCTTACTAGCGGATTTAACTGTAGAGTAGTACAAGGAAGTACTGGGCGTGTTAGAGTTATTGGAAGTGGTGCAACTATAAACGGGTACTCAACTGGGTCTTTCCCCCCTAATGCAGTTATTGGTCAGCACGGTGTATTAGATGTAGTTTCAACAGGTACGAACGCTTACAGTTTATACGGAGATGTAGTATACTATGTAGTTCCTGATAATGAGTGGTCTATAGAATTGGACGGCACTAATGATTACGCTACTTTATCTACAAGCTACACACTTGCAGGTGTTTTTACTGTTGCTGGATGGTTTCGTGCGGATACTGGCGCACTAAGTACTAACAAGATGTTGGCGGGTCGTATTACGGGTAGTACTAATTATCAAACATATGTAACTACTTCTGGGAATATTGTTTTCCGTCACGGGTCAACTTCGGGTATAACCATTACTGCGGATTCTTCAACGTGGTATCACCTCATTCATATCAGAGATTCCTCTAATGTTCAGAAGTTTTATGTAAACGGTACACAATACGGCACAGTAACTAATTCCGCATCGTATGTCTTTGATTTCATAGGGGGTTCAAATGACTACCCATCTAATACTTGGTTAGGAAACCTTGACGAGTGGGCCATTTGGGGTAGCGATCAAACTGCTAATATTAGTGACATATATACTGGTGCAACTCCTGTTAATCTTAGTGGTCTTACTACTCCACCTAATCACTACTGGAGGATGGGAGATGATGATTCCGGAAGTGGATCAACTGTAACAGATAGCGGCAGCACTGGCGGAAGGGATTTAACTTTACAAAACAACGCAGCCTTTGAGCAAGTCGCACCTTCCTAATAATAAAAACAATGAGCAAAAAGTACGTTATAATTAATTCAGGAGAAGTCTCTAGTATCAACTTTGATGAAGTCCTTGAGAGTTCATCAGATACATTGAAATATAATGCTGACGGTACAAAGACATTTGTTAAGTACGAAGGCACTCAACCATTCTTTTTATTGGGTAAGACCGAATATACGCATCAAGAAATACTTGCTATATTAAGCGGTCCTGAATGGTCCGGCTCTGAATAAGTATGCAAGAAACAGCCCAAGGGCTATATCACAGCTTAGAGAACCAACGGTACTCTTTCTTAGACAGAGGTCGTACCTCTTCTGAGCTTACACTTCCGTATGTCTTACCACCCGACGGACATAACTTTGCTACTAAGTACTACACACCGTACCAAGGTATCGGAGCCAGAGGCGTACTCAATCTAAGTAGTAAGTTATTGCTTGCATTGCTACCACCTAACGCTCCGTTCTTCCGACTTGTTATAGATAAGTATGAGTTAGATAAAGCTAAGGAAGACATCGGAGTAGAAGGAGCAGAACAACTACGTACTGACTTAGAGAAAGCATTAGCTGATGTAGAGCGTAGTGTATCACAGGAAGTAGAAGTACAGAACTTTAGGAACGGTATATTTCAAGCACTCAAGAACTTATTAGTTACTGGTAACTCTTTGTTATATCTACCTGACGAAGGTGGTATGCGTGTCTTTAAACTTGATCGTTATGTCGTGAAGAGAGACCCAATGGGTAACGTATCACACATAGCTGTCAAAGAAACAGTAGCACCTATGATGCTGCCTGAGTCTGTAAGAGAAGAAGTATATCGTCAGGAAAAGGAGAACACTTGCGACCTCTACACCTCTATCGTTAGAGAAGGAGATAAGTTTAATGTGCAGCAAGATGTTAAAGGTATGGTCATTGAAGAGTCGATTGGATCGTATTCTATCGACAAGTCACCTTGGTTACCTTTACGCTATACACAGATCGACGGAGAAGATTACGGTAGAGGTTTTGTTGAGGAATATATCGGTGATCTAAAGTCATTGGAAGCACTGACAAAAGCTATCGTTGAAGGTAGTGCAGCAGCTGCGAAAGTATTGTTCATGGTCAAT